ATAATGGCAGGAACAATATATGGCTGTACATTGAGCCTTGATACAAGAAAGTTAATGAAACGTTTGGGAATAGAGGAAAGAGGCAGGGTGCAGCGTGTGGTAAGTGAAGAAATCCTCCATTTGTGTGATCCTTATGTGCCGTTATCGGAGGGACACCTAAGAGATACAGGGCATGTGGAAAATAATTCAGAAATTGTATGGAACGGTCCATATGCGCATTATCTGTTTGAAGGCATTGTTTACGAAGATCCGGAACTGCACTGTGCAGGCTTTAAGACGGAAAACGGGTGGCGGTCAAGAAAAAATGTCCAAAAAGTTCCGTCAGACAGAATGCTCCATTACAATAACGGTTCCCGCAGAGGGGCGCACTGGGTAGACAGGGCGCTGCAGAACGGAGGCAGGAAAAAGGCAGAGGACGCAGCGAGAAGGGCGGTTGGATCATGACAGTATCAGAGAGTATTATAAAATGGCTTCAGGGATTTCAGATGGGGCGTATAGATACGGATATCCAAAAGGCCGATAAAGGAAGATATTCGCTTGCAAAAGAGCCTGTACAGAATGTAAAATCATATCTTTCCGGCAGGAAGGAGTACACAGAACATTATACAATCAGGGCGCGACTTCCAAGCCTTGCAGATGCAGACAGAATTGCAAATAATGGTTTTGGTGAAAGGCTGTCTGAGTGGGTAGACGAAAAGAACGGGAAAGAAGAGTTTCCGCTGATAAAAAATGCGGTTGTGAGTGAGATTAAGATAACAACCCCTTTTTATATGGGCGCTACGGCAACAAATGACAGCGTTTATGAAATGACGATAGCCATAAGATATGTAAAGGAGAAATAAGACAATGGCAGAGATGAGAGAAAAACTAATGCATTTTTTTAATATCGGTTCTGCAGATACACCGGACTACGTGCTTTTAGGTGACGGCATTACATCGCTTACGGAGGAATTTAACCCGGAAAGCGAAACAAAGCAGTACATCAATCAGGCAAACGGTACGACAAACATAAAATCGTACACGCCGTCAATCAGCGTTGAAAAGGAATATATCAGGGATGAAAAACTGCAGAAGTGGATAGACAAAAAAGTAAAGCTTCTTCCTGTAGGAACGGCAGCGCAGTCGGACTATGTAAGAGTAAACATCATGGAGGAACCCACATCATCCGGTGTGTATCCGGCAGTTAAGAGAAAATGCTCTTATCAGCTCGACAACATCGGAGGAGATGCCGGATCGGAGTTGAAAAGCTCCATGACGCTTGGCGGAGTTGGAGACGGAATACAGGGATTTTTTGATGTTACCAAAATGACATTTAGTGAGAGTGATACGGAAAGCGGAATCTAACAGGAGGGAAAAGTTATGGATAACAGCAGTAATACAGTAAAAAATGCAGGGATAGACGGAAGCATACGTATCAAAAGCAGTCTCCGTATAAATGTGAATGATGAGGGCGATGTCATACTTATTCCGGTAGAAGACACACAGTTTATTGAGGATTTCTTCAATATGCTTGACAAATTCACAGAGGCAAGCAGGAATATCAAGTCGAAGACGGCGGGCAAAGATGTATCAGAACAGGTAAAACCTGTTGCTGAGGAGATGCGCGGCATGATGACGGAGCTTGATAATCTGTTTGGAGAAAGATGCTGCCGAAAGGTATTCGGGAATATTGTGCCGACACCGTATATTATGGCTGATTTCTTTGACTAGATTACGCCAATCCTGCACAAATACGCGAATGACAGGCAGTCAAAAATTGCAGAAAAATACAACAGGAACCGTACAGGAGGCACAAATCCTGTATATAATCCTCAGAACAGCCATAAGAACAGTCACAAGAATAGAAAAAGCCACCATTAGCAGAAAGAAGCGGTAATATGTTCAATGTGCTATTAGACAGGCTTCCGGACAAATGGCGCGGATACAGAATAGAAGCAGAGTTCCGGACGGGCATACAGATCATGCAGTGCCTTTCAGATGAGGAGTTTCCAAAAGAAGAAAGACTGCTTCATGTTTTAACTCTTTTATTTCCCTGTGGTATGCCCGAAACAGAGGAGGCGCTTGAAGGGCTTAAATGGTTTTTGAGCGAGTTTTCCCATGACAACCACAGTGAAAAGAGTGAAACAGACAATGTGAAGGTATATGATTTCGACATAGACCAATGGAGGATATACAGCGCATTTCTGAATCAGTATGGAATAGATCTCAACACAGCGAAAATGCATTGGTTTACTTTTATGGGGCTTTTGTCAAATCTTGAGGAATGCGCGTTTACGAGGGTGGTTGATATACGCATCAGGAAACCGGATAAAAGGGCAGGCACAAAAGAAAAGAGAGAGCTTGAAAAGATAAAAGAGGTGTACAGGATCGGGGATAAGGATGCGCATCTGACACCGGAGCAAAAACGCGCAGAACAGAGACAGCTTGAAATATTCAATAATTTTATGAATGCAGGTAAAAAACAATAATGCAGCAAGAGCCAAGAGCCGCGCAGACAGTCCGCAAAGGACTGCTGAAAGGCTCTTTGTTTTTTGTTAAGCTGCAGAAGGCGGACACATGGCAGGCAGATACGACGGTTCGATAAGGATTAATACATTACTGAATACAGATAATTTTACAGGCGGCGTCAGAAACATGCGCAATGATGTGAATAGACTTGGCAGGAGTATTGCCGGAGTCAGAAGCAGCTTGGGCGGGCTGGTCAAGTCACTTGGTGTAGGTTTGAGTATTGCAGGGATTGTTGCGCTTGGAAAACAGGCAATCGAAACGGCAAGTGACATTGCGGAAGTTCAGAACGTTGTAGACACAGCATTTGGCAGCATGTCGTACAAAATGGAGGCATTTGCGGATACAGCGGTAAAGCAGTTTGGCATATCAAAATTATCCGCTAAAGAAATGGGCTCTACGTTTATGGCAATGGGGCGCGCTATGGTGGACAGCATGGAAGATGCAAGCGACATGGCGATCAACCTGACGGCGCGTGCAGCGGACATGTCAAGCTTTTACAATAAAAGCGCGGAAGAAACTGCCACAGCATTAAAGTCTATTTATACGGGAGAAACGGAAACATTAAAAGCCTACGGCGTGGTAATGACGGAAATTAACCTTCAGGAATACGCATACAGGCAGGGTATAAAAAAGAAAATATCCGCAATGACGCAGGCGGAAAAAGTGCAGCTGCGTTACATGTATGTAATGGAGCAGACAGCGCTTGCGGAAGGTGATTTTGCAAAGACATCAGACAGCTGGGCAAATCAGACAAGAATTTTAAAAGAACAGTTTAAAGAGCTGCTTTCCGTTGCAGGTACAGGGCTGATTACCGTATTAACACCTGTTGTCAAGTTTCTTAATACCATTCTCACGCAACTGATTGCGATAGCAACACAGGCAGGCGCCATATTATCCAAACTGTTAGGAATATCCATACCGGTGGCGGATTCGGAAAAATTTGCAAAGGATTTATTTGATGCGTCGGGCGGGGCAGATGACCTGACAGAGAGCATCGAGGCAGCAGAAAAAGCAGCAAACAAAGCACTGGCACCATTTGACAAACTAAATGTATTAAATAATGACAATGGAAGCGGTGTCAGTTCAGGAAGCAGTGGCAGCAGTTTTGAAATGCCGAAACTTGAGATGAATGAAACAGAGGCTGTTGATGAACTGGACGAAAAAGCAGAGAAAATAAAAGACATACTTGGTCGTCTGTTTAATCCGTTTCATGAAGCGTGGGAAAACGAAGGCGAATTTGTCATTGAATCATGGAAGTATGCGCTGGGTGAGATTTCAGAGCTGTTGAAACGGCTAGGAATAGACTTTCTACGGGTATGGGATACATCGGAAACAATCACCATACTTTCAGACATTTTACACATTATCGGCGATATCGGTCTTATTATAGGGCATTTGGCGAGAAACTTTCGGGAAGCATGGACAGAAAACGATACAGGTTATAAAATCCTCTGCCACATACGGGACATTATTGGCGTCATTATCGGCAATATAAGGGACGCAGCAGACTATACGGCGGAGTGGGCAGATAAACTTGATTTTTATCCGTTGCTCTCAAAAGGTGAGGAATGGCTGGAAAGTCTGATACCTGTTATTGATACATTGTCCGGAATTTTGACAGATTTTTATACAATGGTTCTGCTTCCGCTTGCAAAATGGAAGCTTGAAAAAGGCATTCCGGGTCTGCTACAGGTTTTTATTGACTTTAATAACGAGGTGGACTGGGAAAAATTAAGAGCCAATATGCAGGAATTTTGGGAGCACTTAGAGCCGTTTGGTGAAACTGTGGGTGAGGGTTTAATACTCTTTATTGACAGATGTGCGGATGCACTTGCAGATTTCATAAACAGCGATGGATTTGTGGATTTTCTGCACCTGATAGAAGGATGGATGGACAGTGTCGAGCCGGAGGATGTTGCAGACGGCTTGGAGAAAATTGCAAAGGGCGTAATTGCTTTAAAAGCCGGATTGAAAGCATGGAGCATACTGAAAGTACCTTTGAACCTGTTTGGGTCTTTTCTGAGCCTGCTTGAAACGCAAAAGATTACAAAGGCTTTGAAGAATTTGGGCGGCGCAGGGGGAGCCGCCAAATCCGGTGGCGTTTTGGCTAAAACACTGGCTTCGTTTGGAGGCAATAAAGGTATTTTGGCGGGATTAAAAAGTCTTTTAACAATGGATTTGGCTACTACGTTTGGTGCCGGCACTGCTGCTGAGATTGGAATGACAATCGGTACGGGAATTATTGGTAGTATTGCGGCAGCCCTTGCGGGTGGGCTAGAGGCTAAATTTTTAGACAAATATGTTTTAGGACCGATAATAGGGCTTTTTGACAAGGAAACAGGAGACTTTTACAAAAATTTTAAATGGTTTGGCGAAAACGGTTTTTTTGATACGATAATTCCCGATACAACGAGCATGGATACGTTTGTATCGGATTTGAAGACGAATTTAACAGCTATCCAAAATATGATAACCGATTTTCAGGATAATCCCGTATTGGGGAAACTTACATTAGTCCTTGCGGGACCGTGGGCAAAAGCAGCGCTTGACATACTAAACCATTTGGGCGACATGAAAGGTGCACTTAAGGATTTTGGTAAGGACGTGGAATCATGGTGGGACACGGACATTGTAGGCGCATTCTCCTTATGGGGACAGGATATCAATGCTTTTTGGGACGAAAGCATTGCACCGTGGTTCAGAAAAGAAAAATGGACGCAATTTGGCGAAAATATGAAATCCGGAATTTCCGAAAAATGGACGGAGTTTACAGGCTGGTGGAAAGGCACAGGATTCTATAATTGGTGGAATGAAGATGTTGCATCGTGGTTTGAAAAAGATAAATGGTCTTTTAATGGAATAAAAGATGGTCTTGAAAGTTCTTGGGATGCGGCAATTGCTGCTGTTAAAAAAATATGGAACAAATTCGCGGGCTGGTTGAATGACAAATTGACATGGACGATTGATCCAATTTCCGTAGCGGGAAAAACGGTTTTTGAAGGTACAAAGATTAGTCTGGGAAAAGTGCCGATGCTTGCGGACGGCGCAGTAATACGCGGCGGTAATCCATTCATGGCAGTATTGGGCGATCAGCCCAAAGGTGTTACAAACATAGAAACACCGCTTCCTACAATGGTACAGGCATTCAAACAGGCAATGGCAGAAAGTGGCGGCATGGGAGGCGGAGAATATACGTTTATTGCACAGCTAAATGAAAAAGTCATATTTGAAGAAATGATACGACTTGACCGCATGCAGAAAAAGTCAACCGGACGCAGCAGTTTTGCATGATAACTGGAGGAACGATAAATGTTTGAGGGATGGCTAATAAAATTCGGTAACGTGATTCTTCCTAATAAATTTATACTTGCGGACGGTTGGAACTCTGTACCGAACCAAAGGATTGATATTGAGGCATATAGGGATGCAAATGTGTTTCTGCACAGGGAGACGAGCAAAAATTACAAGACATCTCTTAAGCTGAATATAGGCGAGATGAACCTGAAAGAGATGGAGGCTTTTAAGGCGGTAATCGGTCTTGCCACACTTGGTATCAATGACAGAAATCAGAGAAAGCTGTCCGTAACATACTGGAATGATGAGGAGCTTGCCTACAGACATGCGCAAATGTATATGAGGGATACAGAGTATTCCATACACATAGTTGACGAAATAAGCCGTGATATAGAGTACAATTCCTTTACGATTGAGCTTATTGAGTATTAGAGGAGGGTATGCATGAAAGTGCCTGATAATGTTAAGAAGGCGTATGGTTCGGACAGCACGAACAAATATATTTCTATCTGTTTTCCGGAAATAAATCAAAGCATTACGCTTGAACAGATTGACTATGAGTCAATGGAGCTGACAGAAGCGCTTATGAGCAATGGAAATGTTGAGTTTGTAGGGTGCATTGCAAGCGTATTTCAGATTAAAATACGGAAATTAAAGGAAGACATAAAAGGCAGGAAAATTACCGTCCATATGTATACGGATGGTACGGAGGATATGCCGATTACGCTGTTTAACGGTATTGTGGATTCCGCCACAGAGCAGAGTAATAAGCAGATAAAGAAAATTACAGCGTTTGATATCCTATACACGAAAGGAGACATTAATGTTGGGGAATGGTATAAAGGCTTAAAATTTCCGATATCCTTAAAAGATTTGCGAAACAGTCTGTTCGGATGTATC